TACAATCTATCAATGAAGAATTAGTTACAAGACGCAAACAATTTCGCAAAGCTAAATTGCAATGGCGGGTGAGCAAAGGTGCAAGAAAATCTTTAGGTTGGATTCCATTTAAAGCAAGTTCTATCAAATATATAAATGGTCAAATACGATATAGTGGTCATTTCTTTAGCTTGTGGGATAGCTATGGGATAAACAACTACAATATCAAGACAGGGTGTTTCTCGCAAGATGCGAGAGGTCGATGGTATATTTGTCTTAACGTTGTAGAAAAAGAACCCAAACCAATCCATGATAATAAAGATAAATCAGCTATCGGGATTGATTTAGGTCTAAAAGATTTCTTAGCTACTTCTGACGGACTTAAAGTAGAAGCTAAACAGTTCTATAGAAAATCTGAGGCTAAGTTAAAGATTGCTCAACGAGCAAATAAAAAACAAGCTGTCAGAAAAATACATAGTAAAATTAAAAATCAAAGACTAGACTTCTTGCATAAGTTGTCTGGCAAATTAGTGAAAGAACACTCTGCAATCTATATAGGTAATGTTAATGCTAAATCTTCGTTGAAGACAAAATTAGCAAAATCAGTCCAAGATGCTGCATGGTCGACTTTCAGGACAATGCTTAGGTACAAGTGCGAGAACGCAAAAGTATTGTTTAAAATAGTAAATGAAAAGTATTCCACCGTAACTTGTTCGTGCTGTGGCTCACGTCACAGTAGTCCGAAGGGTAGAACAGGATTGCGAATAAGAGAATGGTCTTGTCTGCACTGTGGAACAGTGCATGACCGTGACATTAATGCTGCAAAGAACATTCTTGCGCTCGGACATGGGCGTCTTGTAGAAGGAATCCCCTTGCTTTAGCTAGGGGAGGATGTCAACATCTGAATTAAAAGTTGGAAATGCAATTGAAATTAAGATACATAAAGCAGAGGGAGAAGATGATGATGGTGTTTTTTGTGAAGTAAAAGTGATTAGTTCAATTAAAAAATCAGGCAATTCTTTTGTTTTAAATGTTAAAGGTGTTTTAGCGGATAATTCAATTGAATTGACTGCTAAAGAGTATATTAAGGTATACTAATGAGTGAACACTACTCATTATAACTCATAATGAGTAGTATATTGGTTATTCAATTGTTTTCTTTAACTGATGCTAAATCTTTTTTAGCTAATCTCATTCGTTCTACTGCTGCATACGACACACCTGCCATAGTAGACAAAGGAATAGTTAAAGCCCATAGTTCATTTGATACATCTTTACCGTTTGCATAAGCAACATACACGAGAACTAAAATAGCAATGGACATGGTGACACCTGCCATTACTAATACTAATCTTTTACTTGATGAGTCAGTTGACTCTTTGAGAAAATCCATAAATGACATAAAATAACTCCCTGTTTGAATTATTTAATAAAAAAAAGGAAATTTACAAATGAAAATAACCAACTCACATCGAGTTAAATTGATTACTACTCCATCTTCTGATTTGTTAGTAGTAAATGCAGCTAGAGTATCATTTCACAAAGAATCTTGGTACTTAGAAGATGGTTCACTTAGAACAGAAGACCAAAAACTATTAAATTACTTAGCCAAACATGCTCATATTACTCCATTCACCCATGCAAGGGAAACATTTTCCTTTGAGGGAGATTATAAATTTGATGTTGAGGCTTTGTTACATTTAGGTAATCCTAATACTATCAATTCAATGGTATATGCTGAGGGATTGTTAGACAATAATTTTTGTTCATTTGTGCGTCATAGTTTATTTGGGTGGATTCATTTAATTAAATTAAACACTGAACTAAATTACCCTTTCTTTTCAGAGGAAGATTCTTATACTATTCAAGTGATATTGTCTAAAAAATATCAAGGTTCTATGAAAGCATATGAAATGTATGTTGAAGATGATGTTTTACAGATTAGTGTTCAAAATGTAGATGTTAAATCAGCTAATATTGACATAGGAGATAAATTATCTCATTTCATTGATTATACTGTGTGTGAAGAAATTCCTATTAGTATTGCACGTCAACGGTTTAAACATACTGTAGGCCATACTTATAATGAAGTGAGTCGCCGGTATGTTTCAGATGAGCCTGAAATTTATATTCCTTTGGAATGGAGAATGTTAGCTGAAAATAAAAAACAAGGTAGTTTAGATGAACCTTGTTTATTACATGATGAAGTAAATCAAAGAGTTCTTGATTTATTGGCTCAAGTTGTTGATTTGTACAATGAAATGGTTGATAAAAATGGTAAATATAAAGTTTGTCCAGAGCAAGCCCGTATGATATTACCTCAAGCCATGATGACTAGTTATTATGTAACTGCATCAGAGTCAGCTTTTAATAGAGTTATAACTCAACGTAGTGATAGTCATGCTCAAAAAGAAATTAGAGATTTAGCTGATTTGTTAGTAGGTATTTTACCTAAATGAATTGGTAAATAATATGTATCAAGGAGTATGAGTGTCATGGTAGAAGATAATCAGGATTTCACTGATGTTATAAAATTATGTCAAGAGTTAACACTTGACCCCGTGTATGCAAATAGAGCAAGGAATATATTAACAAAGTTAATGCCAGATAAAATAAAATATGACATAAACGATAATGTTTCAGTTGCTTATAATGAATATACATTTTATTCAACAGTTATAGAAGACATTAGATATTATGAGAGTAGCTATAGGGGATACCCTAAAATTGAAGTTGAATATCTAGTTAGTGTTAATATATACGATTGTCCTGTTAAACGATGGATTCCTCAAATAAAAATCTTCCCTAAATCACCTAAGTATGATAACGTTGCAAAATAAGCAAAATACTTTCCAAAGGATGAATCATACTTTAATATAGGTTGTAATAGGCTCATGATGCTCTAAAATGCTCTACATGAGCATATAATTCATAATATGTACTCAGGTACTGTCTAATAATACAAGCTCGTATAGAGCATCTATGGAGCTTGTATAAATCAATAACATAATTGAAAATAATTCTTGACCTAGCACTTTAAATGTGTTAAAATATGACTCAATGGCAAATAAAGATATGGTAGTATATAGTGGCTACAACAACTAATCAAGTCTATATAAGACACTTATTGATAATGGTGAACCACTAATAAGTATAATCAATGCCAATAGAAGTAGTCAAGAATGATTTAATATCAAACTTGATAGAAAGCTAGCAGCGGGCTATGCAATCACCTATATTGATTTGTATATAGGTGAATTGTAAAATATTAGAATATATAATATTCTGATGAACTGTATTTTAACAGTTTATCGAAATCTATAGATTGTAACATAAACAAAATAAAAGGAAATCTACAATGTTTTACCTCTCAGATAATTTAAAATTAATTGCAACTTTCACCGACTTAAATAAAATCCCCAAAGAAGCTAAAAAATACAATGTGACTAAGGCTCAATGTCAATCTTTAATTGATAAAGTTGAAGAAGGCATTGCACCCTATAGTTTCTGTAATAAACAACAAACTTCCATTTTAATGTATAAATCTTACGAATAAGGAAATTCACTCTATGAAATTAACTACAAATACAATTGAAATCTTAAAAAACTTTTCAACTATCAATCAATCAATCCTTTTTGAAAAAGGTGATTTGTTGATGACTCGTAATCCAGCTTCTACGGTAGTAGGAATTGCTAAATTAGACCAAGAAATTGAACAAAAATTCGCAATATATGATTTACCTCAATTGTTATCAGTGTTGTCATTGTATAAACAGCCTGAAATAAAATTCAAAGATGATTACTTATTGATAGGTGAGGATAATAGGAACGTGAAATATACTTATACTCAACCTAATTATATCAATGCAGCCAATTATGAAAAATTAAAAAGTCAAAAATTACCATTTGAAGTAATTTCTTCTTTTACTTTGACAGCAGACCAAATTCAAAAAACACTAAAGGCTGCTGCTATTTTAAATTTACCTAATATCCAATTTGTTTCTTCTCAAGGTAATTTAGATATGGTTGCCTGTGATGTTAAAAATCCAACTTCCCATAAAGTGATGGATACTGTTAGTAGCTGTGATGTTAGTTTCAGTGTTAATTATCAACGTGAAAACTTAAACATTTTAGCCGATGATTATACAGTGTCAATATATTCAGCAAAAATGACTAAATTGGAAAGTGATAGAGTGATTTATTATATTGCAGCAGATATTACACAGTAAGGATGCTAATATGTTGAGTATTGAAGAAACCTACACTTGGGCAGGTAAATATCGCCCAAAAACTATTGAAGAATGTATCTTACCTAAAAAGGTTAAGGATACATTCAATGGAATGGTTAAAAATAATAATCTCACTCATCTTATTTTGAGTGGGAGGAGTGGCACAGGTAAAAGTACAATTGCAAGAGCATTGTGTGAACAATTAAACTGTGAAGTTATGTTTATCAATGCCTCATTAGAAGGCCGTAAAATAGAGACTATTAGAAACGATATTCAACAGTTTGCTAGTTCTTTTTCATTTGAAGGTAAACGTAAAGTTGTCATCATGGATGAATTTGATGGCACTACAGATATGGTTCAAATGTCATTGAAGTCTTTTTTAGAAACATTTGAATCTAATTGCACTTTTATATTTACAGCAAATTTCCCTAATCGTATTATTGATGCTATCAAGTCTCGCTGTTCTCATATTGAATTTGTTATTCCTAAAGAAGAATCTAATGATTTAATTAAGCAAATGTTCATTAGAACAATGGAGATATTAAATGATAATCAAATACAATATGACAAAGCAGTTATAGGTAAAATAGTAAAAAAATACTTCCCTGATTACCGTAAAACATTGACTGAAATTCAAAAACTAGCAGCAGTAGGTAATATAGATGTTGGGTGTTTAAGTGTCATAGATGGGGGAGACATTGTTGAATTAATGAATATCCTCAAGTCTCGTAAATTCCCTGATATGAGAGCATGGGTAGCCTCTTGTCCTAATTTAGACATGACTACTATTAGCCGTAAAATGTATGATAAAGCTGATGAATTTATAGTAGATAAAACAATTCCAGAGTTAGTGCTTATTATAGCTGAGTATTCATATAAGGATTGTTTTGTGAGTGATAAAGAAATTAACATGGTTGCCTTTTTAACTCAAGTTATGAAACAATGTCAATTTAAGTGATTATTATGAAAACCAAAAAATTAGTTACTATTAAAGAATTAAAAATTGATTCAATTACTTGTGATAAATGTGGTAAATTTACTGATACACATGAGATGTTGCATTATACTTCAATTGAATTTACAGCAGGGTATGCTTCTCCATTTGGGGACATGAATAAAGTATCAGTTGATTTCTGTGAACACTGTTATTATGAATTACTAATCCCTTATGCGAGGATAGAACATGGAACTTTCTGATAGCCTCAATTCAATAAATCTAACTAAGAAAAACTTAGTTAGGGGTGATTCTAGTGCTGAGAAATCATATACTCCATTCGTAGTTATGAGATGTTTATCGTATGATATTTCATCTATAATGTATGTCAATGAGTTAAATGGTGTTGGATTGGCTGAACACAATGTTTCAAATTTAATGAACTATGAGTTTTTACTTAATATAATTCCTAAATCTAAAAAATTTAATAAATGGGTTAAGCCTGTTAAAGATGATTTAGTTGAAATTGTCATGGAATTAGATAAATTATCCTACCAAAAAGCAGTTAATGTGGTTGAATTACTTACAAGTGAACAAAAGAAAAGTATATTAAAAGATTATCAAACTCACAGAATAAGGTCTTGACAATCCATTTAATATGAATTACTATAGCATTGCTGCTTATTATTTGCGAGTACGCAGAGCAGCAAATAAACAGTTTAGATTCCACCCATCATTGTCCGTGCTTTGACTTATGTCAAAGCAATCTGAAAGTAGGGCAATGAAGGAATAAGCATCTCACTTAATAGGAATGTCTTAATTGACTAGGTGAGGTGTGCGGCAGGGTATTGCCGTCTTGTAGAAGGAATCCTCGCCCTTGAACGGCGAGGAGGATATCAAAATAATAGAAAGGGTAGGTGATTAGAATGAGCAACAAACAGAAATTGAAAAATAGATTAGCAATTAGATATAATTCAGGGTGGTTTATGATGCAGCTTAGAAATGAGCTATATTCCCAAATGGTTGCTGAATTAACTAAAGCAATTGACCATGAAATAATAGAAAGTTTTAAAAACAGTACATTTCAAGGATAAAAATGTCAAAATTCTATACAAATTTCTATGTACATAAATCTACTCTTTTAGTTAAAGAGTATGATAACGGCATAGTCAATCAACTCAAATTTAAAATAAAACCATCTTTATATTACGTCACTAATAAACCATCTGAACATAAATCAATTTTTGGTCATAATTTAGTTAAGATGGATTTTGAATCTACTTATGAAGCTCGCACGTGGCTAAAAGATTATCAAAAAGTAAAACAAAATATATTTGGGTTTCCTCACCATGAATATACAATGATAAATCAAATATACCCTAATATGCAATTTGATGTTAATAAATTGCTAGTTGGGGTATTTGATATTGAAACTGAAACAGAGGGTCGTAATTATTCTAAAAAACATATTATTAGAGTAAGGAAAGATGCAACTGTCAAAGAAGAAAATGAATTATATCTAAGCATTGGTTCATTTGAGTTTATGACTAACTTTGAACAATATCAAGTATTTGATGAAACAAAAGATGAATGGTTAATATACCGTGAAACTTGTTATTATCCTAAAGGTGGATTTCCTAATACTAATACTGCAAATGAAGCTATTAATCTTATTTCAATGTCTAAAAAAAGAGACGGTAAAACATCTAAAATCATGTGTTTTGGTTGGGGCAATGCTGTTATCAAAGACAAAGATGCTGAATATGTCAAATGCCAAGATGAAAAACATTTATTATTAGAATTTTTAAATTATTGGCAAGAAGAATATGTAGATGTTATCACTGGATGGTCTATTGCCAAATTTGACATACCTTATATCATTAAGAGGATTGAAAATGTACTAGGTGAAGATGCAGTTAAAAGACTTTCTCCCTATGACATAATAAATGGCAAACCTGACAAAGATACATTTGGAGCAGAATTTACTCGTTATTTTATAGCGGGTTTAACTGTACTTGATTATTTGGAAATATATAAAAAGTTCAAACCAAAACAACAAGAATCATATAAACTTGACCATATAGCTGATGTTGAATTAGATGACCGTAAGGTTGATTATGATTGTAGTTTTAAAGATTTTTACACTAAACATTATCAAACCTTTGTTGAATATAACATACATGATACTCGATTAGTATCTAAGTTAGATGATAAACTAGGTTATATTTCATTAGCAGCAACTATTGCATATAAAGCTAAAGTCTCTTTAGAAGATATTACTGGTACAGTTAGAGTTTGGGATGTTCTCATTGCAAATGCTTTGTCTTCTGATAAAATCCATGTGCCTACTTATAACAAAAACAATAGTGATGCAGGTTCTTATGGCGGTGGATTTGTTAAGCCTCCTATTGTGGGTTTTTATGAATGGATACTATCTGTAGATGCTACGTCACTATATCCATCTGAAATTATTTTTGGTAATATTTCACCTGAAACAATGGTTGACCCTTCTGAATTTATTGATATTACTCCTGATGATGTTATTGATAGAACAGAGAAATGGAAAGAGGCATATCTCAAAGCTAAGTCATTAAATGCTACTTTGTGTGCTAATGGAGCAATGTTCTATAAGGATAAACAAGGTATTATCCCTAAACTAACTAAGTCATTCTTTGATGAACGTCAATATGAAAAAGGATTAGGTAAAAAATATGATACAACTGCTGGTTTAATTAAAGATATTCTCAAGAGAGATACTGATGTAAATTCTGCTTTTAGTGTTAAATCCCTTTTTAAAGTAGGTGTTAAATTAGAAGTTTTATCAGCAGATACGTTGAAAACATTATCTAATGCTGATTTGAAAGTATTATGTTCTGAATATAAAAGACAATCCCTTATTCAATATAATATTGAACAAGCCATTAAAATCTTAATTAACTCTCTCTATGGATACTTAGGTTCAATATATTCTCGTTTCTATGATACTTATATGGCAGAGGGCATTACTTTAAATGGCCAAACTCACATTAGAACATCTGGGGATTCTGTTAATAGATTTTTATATAAATTGACAGGGGTAGAAAAAGATAGATTGCCATTTATACATACTGATTCAGTAACAGGTTCTACTATTATTAAGGTTGATGGTAAAGATATTAGTATAAAAGAATATTATGATTCATTGCCTAATGATTTTGAAGATTCATTGAAAGAAATCAAAAAAGGATTAGGTAAAGGATTATCATATTCAATTGAGAACGGAATTGAATATAAAGAAATTGCCTATGCAATGCGACATAAAGTTAAAAAGAAAATGTATAGAATTAAGGTAAATGGTAATCAAGTAGATGTGACAGAAGACCATTCTGTCATAGTCTTAGAAGATGGTAAATTAAAATCTATTAAACCTATTGAATTAGTCAAAGGGAAACATAGGATAATTAGTATATGACATTTAATTATAGATGGGAATTTAAAAACTATCCTCTATTGAATAAAGGTAATGTATTTTCTTTATTCTGTTGTGGGGGTGGTTCTACAATGGGATATAAACTAGCAGGCTTTAATGTTTTAGGTGGGGTGGAAATTGAAAAGAAAATTGCAGATATTTATCAATTAAATCACCATCCTAAGTTTTTTTATAATCAATCAGTAGTAGATTTTAAACATAGAACTGACTTACCAGATGCTTTATATCAATTGGATATTTTAGATGCTTCTCCTCCTTGTACATCATTTAGTTTAGCAGGTGTAAGGGAGAAAGGGTGGGGTAAGGAAAAAAAGTTTAAAGAAGGAAACACTAAGCAAATTTTAGATACTTTGTTTTTTGATTCAATTGAAATAGTAGATAAATTAAAACCTAAAATTGCTTTATTTGAAAATGTAGAGGGATTGTTAAAAGGCAATGCCAAAAAATACTTTAACAGGGTTATGAATGAATTATCTGATATAGGATATACTGCTTGTTATCATTTATTAGATGCCTCTACTATGGGTGTACCTCAACAGAGAAAACGAGTTTTTATAATAGCAGTTAGGAATGATTTACTAGATAAAATACCTACTAATTTTCAAGGTATCCCTGAATTGACATTTGATTTTAATTGCGATAAAATAACATATTCTCAAATAGCAGATTACAATGGTAAACCTATTACTGGTGTTTTAGCAGAATGGTGGAAACATAGAGAATATGGAGATTCTTCAATGGAACAGGCTTGTCTTAGAGTAGAAAATAAAAATAAATTATGGTCACAGACATATATATATGAAGATAAAGTATTGCCTACTTTAACTACTAATAAAACTGGATTTCAATTATACTCTAAACCTATATATCTGTCTGAGGAAGAATTTAGGTTAGCTAGTACATTTCCATTGGATTATAATTTTGGTAATGCCTCTACTCAATATATTACTGGAATGTCAGTCCCTCCTGTGATGATTGCTAATATAGCTAATGAAATATATAATCAATGGAAAGGATTATTTTAATGTATTATGATGATTTTGAAGTAGAATGTTTAGGTGAAATTGAAGACTATGTGTATGATATTGAAGTAAAAGATAATCACAATTTCTTTGCTAATAATATATTAGTTCATAATTCAAATTATATTGATTTAACAGATGTAGTATTTCATCCTAAATTAAAATGGAATTTAAAACCTGAACAAGAAATAGTTGATTTGTTAATTGATTTTTGTGATACTAAACTTAAACCTTATATTGATAAAAACTTTCAAAAATTAGCTGATGACCTCAATGCCTATGCTAATACTATTGACATGAAAAGAGAAGCAGTCGGTAAAGGTATTATTCAAGCTAAAGCTAGATACACTCTTTATGTGTATGACAACGAAAATAAAAGATATGAAACACCTGAATTAAAAATAGTTGGATTGGAAGCTATTAGGTCATCTGTGCCTAAGTATTTTAGAGACTCAATGAAAACTGTATACAAAATGATGTATACTCATACAGAAAAGCAAATACATTCTAAAATATTAGAACTTGAAAAAGAATACTCAGAATTACCTATCATTCAAGTAGGAGAACCTAAAGGGGTATCAATGGCAAAATATACTAACTCTAATACTAAAGGTGTATTTGGCAAAGGAACACCAAGCCATGTTAAGGCTGCTTTTACTTTTAATAATACAATTAAAGAATTGAAACTAACTGAAAAATTTCAACTTATCAATGAGGGAGATAAAATTAAACTCTATAAGTTGAAAATGCCTAATCCATTCTTTAATGATACTATTGCTATATTAGATAAAGTACCTCCTGAATTTGATTTGAACAAATATGTAGATAGACATCTTATGTTCGATAAAGGATTTATTAAACCTATACAACGTATTTTATCAGTCAGAAAATGGAATGCATATGAAACAACTAACCTGGAAGATTTATTTGGATAATAAAATGAAAAATGAAACACAAGGAGACTTGGGTTTGTCAGTACCTCAAATTACTCTATTGCATGGTGATTGCCTAGAAGAAATGAAACATATCCCTGATAATTCAGTGGATATGGTATTGACAGACCCTCCGTGACTATATGGTACTACGGCTTGTAAATGGGATTCAATTATTCCATTAGAACCAATGTGGACTGAATTAAAACGGATTATTAAACCCAATAGAGCAATTGTATTGTTTGGTAGTCAACCATTTACCAGTATATTGATTACCTCTAATTTGAAAATGTTTAAGTACGAGTGGATATGGGAAAAATCTAAATCAGGTAGTGCATTTACTGCAAAATATAGACCTGTTAATAAGCATGAGAATGTATTAGTTTTTGGTAATGGGACATTATTGTATAATCCTATACTAACTAAAGGAACTCCTTACAGCAGAAACCATGATGTGAGTGAATGTGATGTTAATAATCATGGAATTGGATTTAATAGAAAAGTAGTCAAAACTGAAAATTCTGGATTTAGATACCCCATAACTGTTCAAAAATTTCAACAAAAATGGAGGAGACAAGACCAATTGCATCCAACACAAAAACCAGTTGAATTACTCGAATATCTCATAAAGACGTATTCCAATGAGGGAAATACTATATTAGATTTTACTTTTGGTTCTTGTTCAACTGGCATTGCTTGTCTTAATACCAATAGAAATTTTATAGGCATTGAAAAAGATGAATCTTACTTTAATATAGGCTATGAGAGGCTCATATCTCATCATAGTAAGCCTCTAATCAAAAATATGTACTTAGGTACTACTCAATAAAATAGGCTCATATAACTCATTATAGAGTCAATAGGAACTAATATGAAACCAATACTATACATTGATATAGATGATACACTTGCTCAATATAAAAAGGCATGGTTATCTAAAGTATCAATTGACCAGCCTTATCCTCAAAGTGTAGAAGGATATTATTTGAATTTAGAACCAATTGAAAACTCAATAGAATCTGTTATTAAATTATCAGAGTATTTTGATGTTTATTTCTTAACTGCACCATCTTTAAAAAATCCTATATCATATACTGAAAAAAGATTATGGGTTGAAAAATGGTTTGGGTTTGATTATTGTGATAAACTCATTATATGCAATCATAAAGAATTACTAATAGGTGATTATTTGATAGATGATAATATAACAGGTAAAGGACAAGATAAATTCAAAGGTAAACTTATTCACTTCGGTTCACCTCAATTTGAAGATTGGAATAGTATTATTTCATACTTCAATTTAGATAATTAAAAGTAATTATATGATAATCTGTGCATTCCCTGCTTGTGGTAAAACTTGGCTATTTGAAAACTTACAATCTGTATCTGATTCAGATTCTTCTAAATTTTCATGGATTTCAGATGGAGTACGTCATCCTGATTTCCCTAATAATTATATTCAACATATAAAATCTATTCAATCTGATTTTGATTATATTACAGTCAGCAGCCATTCAGTAGTTACTAAAGCATTATTGGATAATAAATTAGATTTTGTAATTGTATATCCAGCTATTGAAAATAAACAAGAGTGGATTCAACGTTGTACAAATAGAGGTAATACAGATGCCTTTATTAAAATAATAAATGATAATTATGAAAATTGGATTATTGAAATTGAAAAATTACCTGTCAAAAAAATTAAATTGGAAAAAGGTCAATACCTAAGTAATGTACTTGACAAACTAATATAAATGGAGTATAATATTGAGCTATAAACAACTTATCACTAATGGATACCAAGCATCTTTTAAACAAGATGGAATCAATCCAATATGCCTTAATAATAAAGGCTTCTTATATCACAACTGCCATAGAATAACATACCTTGATGAAAAACCAAAAACTATAATAATAGGTGAATGTAATTTGGTATGTGGTGATATATGGCCAACACTATTTGGTTACAAAGAAATTATTAAAATAGAAAAAATTGGAAATCACTTCATATATGAATTATCAGAAAATACATGACTCGATTATCAGTAGAGCAAGAAATAGAACTACTTTAACAGAAAATGTAAACTACCATAAGCACCATGTTCATCCTATACATGAAGGAGGTGATGTTAAAGGTGAAACAGTAGTTGTAACTATTAAAGAACATTATGTAATACATCATTTAAGACATAAAATAACAGGTACATTGGGTAATAAATTAGCATGGTTGTTGACTAAAGGAAACATTGACAATGATACTTACTTGATTGCATCTGAGGCAGGTAAAATAGGTGGAGCAGTCACTAGGTCAAATGAATTGGGTATATTTTCACCTGAATATGATAGGTCAACTCAATCTAAATTAAACTGGTCAAGTGGCATAATGGAACACATTGATTTTTCTAGTGCAGGTAAAGTGGGAGGTTCTGCTTGTAGAGATATGAAAGCAGGGATGTTTAGGGAGGATTTGCAACATTTGAGAACAGAGTGGGCTAAGATTGGAGCAAAGGCATTAGAGGAATCTGGTAATAGGAGTGGCATATGTAACAAAGAATGGAGAGAGAATAATCCTGAAATTGTATTAGAAAATGCTGCAAAAGGTGGTAGAGTGGGAGGCAAAACTACTGGTGCTATGTTTTGGTGGAATAATGGAACAGTGAATAAGAAAGCATTTGAATGTCCTGATGAGGGATGGGTAAGGGGAATGTTAATGAGTGAAAAGAAAAAAGCCCAAGTGTATAATCAATTTAAAGCTCCTCGTGTTATGCCTACTGTATTATGTATACATTGTAACAAAGAATATACAAAAAACAACCACACTAGATTTCACGGTAATAAATGTAAATTTAATTTAAACAAATAAGGAAGTAATATGACAAGTTTAATGGAAAAAATGAAAAAAAGTGGTACTATTAAGGATGTTAACACATTACAGGATTCTATCTATTTTAATAATAAAGATTGTATTCCCACTGATTTGCCACTTTTAAATGTAGCTTTTAGTGGCGAGATAGATGGTGGTGTTTCAAGTGGCATCGGGTTTATATGTGGAGAGTCACGCACATATAAAACTTTATTGGCTTTATATTTAATGAAAGCATATTTTAATAAGTATGACGATGCTATTGGATTATTATATGATTCTGAATATGGCGTAACTCCAGAATATCTAAGGGCAAATGGAATTGACCCTAATAGAGTTTTACATATTCCAATTGAAAACATCGAACAACTGAAATTTGATTTGTCTAAACGATTAGATGATATTAAGAGAGGAGACCATGTGTATATTATGGTTGATTCTTTAGGATTATTGCCATCTGTTAAAGAAGCTACCGATGCCCTCGAAGGAAAAGCAGTCACAGATATGACAAGGGCGAAACAGATACGAAGTACACTTAGGATTTTGGCCCCGCACATAGTTAAAAAATCGCTAATTATGTCAATTATCAACCATTTTTATTTGGAACAAGGTGCGATGTACCCTAAAGCCATTGTAAGTGGAGGACAGGCTGTTATTTTGGTGGCAAATTGGATTTTCTTAATTAGTAAATCAGTTGATAAGGAAGGCACTGAATTAGTTGGTAATAATTTCACTATTACAATTGAGAAGTCAAGATTTGTCAAAGAAAAGTCAAAATTTAAATATAATGTTAATTATAAAAACGGCATTTATAAATGGTCAGGTGTGTTAGAATGGGCAATTGAAGCAGGACTTGTTAAACAATCAGGTGCATGGTATCAATTGTATGATTTTGATAGTCAAACTTTTGCAGAAAAGAAAACATTGTCAAAAAACATTCCATCTTCTTTTTATGAAGCTCTGTTGAAAAATGAAAAATTTAAAGAATTTATTAAAGAAAAATTTAAATTAACTGGTCATTATGACGAAAATGAAAATATGGATGATTACAGTGACGATGTGCTAGATGATTTAGACGATTGATGTATAATAGGGCATTTTAAATGCCCTGTTTTTAGGAACATAAAAATGATAGATTTGCCTAAATGGGAGATAGTAGAAAACAAGTTACCTCATTCATTTGCTGGCTTGATAACAAGTGGAATGTATGAAGGTACTATGTTTTTTATAAGTGAATTATACTTAATCTCAAATGAAGACTTTGAGTATAAGGTAGTCACTGATGTAGTGTATGACGGTATGAAAGTTGGTATTAACCAAAACTATGATGCTTTAAATGAGATTACTACCTTATTATTCTTTTCACATATTGAACACCTACCTACTTGTGAAATTTGTGTAAAAAAAGATTAAAACTACTTGACTACATATAGTTATTCAAGTAAAATATCAATCATTGAGGGGTTGTATCGGCTCTGCCTTCTAAGCAGTTGAAACCGTAACGGACACATGTGAGTTCGATTCTCACCAGCCCCGCCAAATTTCAAAATTAAGGGAATATAATGAATCCATATAAGAACAGAGGGAATTGGGTAGATTGCCCTGTACATGGGGCATATCGAGAGTTAAATCAAGTAGATGTATTTGATTACTTTTTAGATGTAGATAAATCAGAAATAAGAAAATTAAAAGATGATGAGGCTACCCGTTGTAGAAAATGTAACCCTGTATTAGTAGTTAAAAGTGCTAATTGTAAATCATGTGGGAATGAAATATTATGTGAAATCAATTATGATGACATAATACCAAAAGAATGTCCACATTGTCATCAATCAAGAGATGTATTATCATCTGGTAACAAATCTCCATTTGCAATTGTCACATCACATGGCACAGGTTGGCAACGTGGATTATCAGGTGACTTTAAGAACATGATGAAAAATTTCAAAAAAAGGCATAATAATGGCCAAAATAACATACCAGATTATTAAGGATATAATATGAATCAATTAGAACAAATTACACACACTGTCACTGTATTATTAGAAAAAGCAGTTGAGGAATTTAATTTTATTAAATTGAAAGTAATTCGTAATCAACCGCCAAAGAAATTAGATATTGCAATCACAGATAAAGTATTCAATGGCAGCCGTATTAAGATTAGGAATATAAAAGTTGATTCTAATCATAAAGTGACTTATACAGCAGAATGTAAGTTAGAAGTATTAGGTGTAAATGATTATACATTAAATCAAGAGCAAGCTGTATTAGCTGATAAATTAACTAAACTTATTACTGAACAAGTGATAAAAATGTATTATTTGAAAAGTTAGTCACTTACCACAAGTGCAAGGTGGATGTAACCTGTAGTCAATTTAGATAGCATCAATGTTCATATAATAAACAGGAAATTAAAAATGAATACAATTTATAAATTAGCAGACTTAACCAGTGTCCAATTAACTCAACTAGAATCAAAGTACAATGTTAAATTTGTGCAGGTAGATAGTTCAATTTACACTTTTAAAGGTAAAGGTAAAGGTGATAAATCATATACTATTTTCTTAGGGGGTGATTATTATTCATATGACCATAGTTCATTTTATACTATGTTATTGAATTGGTTAAATGACAAGGTTAAAATTGATAGCTCCTCTATTGTTTTGTTTGATAGAGTTGAAGTGGATGTTGAGCATAATCGTTACATGATATATGCTAAGGCACTTGTTAGTTAACACTTGATTGTCACTGTGCATTATTTGTACAGTGATAAAAATATATTATTTGAAAAGTTGATACATAGAGTGAAAATACTTAGTTTTGAAGTAGATGTTGAGAATAAAAGTTGGATAGTTAATTACAATGAATGTGTTGTTGGATTAGCAGTTTCGAATGGCAACATATTACAGGTTATTGTAAATGAGCCATTTTGTTCTGTCATATATCAACCTAAGCAATATGAGTTAATTAAGAGTGATAGTGGATTTGGTATTAAATTTGTTAATACTACATTAACATTTAGTTGAATTTAAACAATGTGATGAATGATGAGTAAGTTAAATCAAGAAGGTTGGGATTTTTAATTTAGACACTAAAAGTAGTTGACAATCAATTTTGGTTAGTATAAAATGTCATTATAAACTCAACAAGGTGCAGAATATGAAAATTTCTATCCCGTCAAATATTTTAGTAGCAGTATCATCTTTTGTTAATATCAAAGATGATAGAAAATGTCTAAGAGGCGTTTACATTGTAGTTAAAGAGCATGGGTATTTGGATATTGTAGCAACCAATGGTTGCATTTTGGGCAAGTTTAGTTGTCCATATGACGTGTCTAATTTTAAGGCAATTATTCCTTTAGATGTTATTTCATTTATTAAAAAACATAAAGGTAATGTTGAATTAGAATTAGATGGTGATGTTGTTAATGTGACGACAGGTACAAGTTCTGCTAAATTCACTTGTATTGATGGTGTTTATCCTGATTATACTAGAGTGTTGCCTGAAACAGTAACAGGCCAACTAGCAAACTATGATGTAGATTGGTTGAATTTGATTGTTAAAGCCAATAAAGTATTAGGAGCTAAACATGCTTCTCATGTGCAAATTCACCAAAATGGTAGTGGTGCTGGTAAGTTTACTTTACATAATTCAATCAATTTAAAAGAGTTTTATTTTGAAGGCTGTATTATGCCTATAAGGATGTAGTATGAAATCTGAACAGTTTTGTTATTGGTTGCAAGGGCTATTTGAGTTGGGTAATCAGACTCAATTAGATGAAAAGCAAACAGAGTTAATCAAAAAACATTTAAATATGGTGTTGTATAGAATAAATGAATTTATATAAATCTATTATATTATCTATAATTCTACAGTGTATATATTGATATGAAAACAGTTACTAGGTCTTATACATTATTAAAGATTACTCAATCTCACCCTTATTATAATTGGTGTAAATCAGCTTGTCTTCAATCAAGATATTTGTATAATACAATGTTGTATCAATACAGAAATAGCTATTTTAATGAAGATATTAAACCACTATCTAACATTGAGTTGTATCAAATAGGTAAGGTAAGTGGGCATTGGAGTAATTTACCTGCTAAATGCTCTAATCAAGTATGGATGCAACTTACGGCTAATATAAGTTCATATTGGGCTGCAATCAAAGAATATAATAAGAATCCTGATAAATTTAAGAAGCCACCTAAAATACCTAATTATGATAAAGGTATGAATATTGTAACCTTTGAGAAACAGGCCCTATTATCCTCGTCTAAGTTACCTGTTAAACATATTAGATTAGTTAGAACTGATATAATATTAGATTTATCTAATTATAAGGGTGATATTAGAGAAGTAAAGATTATACCTAAGAAGAATCATTTTATAATAAAGGCTATATTTAAACAAACCATAAACCAAGAGGTATTAAGCCATGAATCAGTAGCAAGTATGGATATTGGAGTTAATAATTTAGCAGCTATAACAACTAATCAAGTCTATATTAGACATATATTGATAAACGGTAGACCACTAAAGAGTATTAACCAATATTACAATAAAACAAAGGCTAGTTTACAATCTAAATTACCTAAGAAACAAAAAAGTTCTAATAAAATTAGACTATTAACAGATAAACGAAATAATAAGATACTGGATTACATCCATAAAGCATCTAGGTATATCGTAAATTGGTTAATAGCAAATAAGATAGGTACTTTAGTTATAGGTAAAAATAAAGAATGGAAACAAAGCATCAACATAGGTTCTAAAAACAATCAATCCTTTGTGATGATACCTCATGCTAGATTTATAGCCTTGATAAAATATAAATTTGAAGCAGTGGGTGGTATTGTCAAATTAGTTAATGAAGCATATACCTCTAAATGTAGTGCTTTAGACTTAGAACCAATTCAAAAACAAACAGAATATAAAGGTAAAAGAGTCAAACGTGGCTTGTTTATATCTAATAATGGTGTTATAATAAATGCTGATATTAATGGTAGCCTTAATATTCTTAGAAAAGTAGTCAAGAATGATATAATATCGGACTTGATAGAAAGCCAGCAGTGGGCTAAACAATCACCTGTTAAAGTTACATTATAGGTGAATTGTAAAACC